GTCTTGCGCTCTTCTTGATAGCGAAACATAATCAATGGCGCACCAGGATCGTCACTTTCTCGCCGGCTGCCCAGGTACTGCCAGGGATCGACCGGCACAAAATAAGGGCGCAGTCGCTCAAGCTCGTCAGCACCAGATTCAGCTTCGCGCCTTTCTGCATCAACAATAAACGACGCCATGCCATACGTCAGCGCAACTTCCAGCCGCTTTTGCGCATATTGGTCCAATGGCGTGCCGTCGCCATCTACATCTTTTCTAAATTCCTCTTCCCAGTACGGGTCGCCGCCCTCCAGTTGCACGCGACGGCGTAAGACCATGCCGGCGGCATTGTGAATCAACCGCTGAACAAAAGGGGCAAGCACCGACAGATTGACGCGAGCCTTCCAGGGGTCGTACTCAACACCCTTTTCCGTATCGGAGGGGTTTTCGCGTGGCTCGCGTGGCAGATAGATTTCCGCGTTTTCGTGCAAATACTCGGTGCCGCTCGTCACGGCCTGCATAATCTCCCACTTCCGCCGCATCCGCGAAACAGTGGCATCCATAAAAAACGGACTGTCCTTGTCCGTGTAGCGCGGATACGTCAGCCTTATTCTTGTTGCGTCCATTGCGGCAAAGCGTTTCCGGCATCTTAGCGCATCGACTCAGGCCGCACGCGCTACGATCCGAGGGCTGAGTCGAATCGACATGACAACCGCCGCATCCGCAGCGCCACGCCAGAGCGGTGATTTTCTGGCCGGCAAGAATCAGTTGTCTCTGCGGCCCATGCAGGGACTGATTTTCAGCGATCGACGCCGTTTCCGGGTCGTTCTGGCGGGCCGGCGAGGCGGAAAGACGGTGCTGGGCGGCATCGAGCTACTGCGCGGCGCTGCCGAGCGCCAAGGGGTCTATTACTACGTTGCTCCAACGTACCGCATGGCTAAAGATATTGCCTGGGATACCTACAAGCGCATCATTCCTGATAACTGGGTCAGGAAAAAGAACGAATCCAATCTGCGCATTGACTTGATTAACGGTTCTGTTATTTACCTTAAGGGCTCCGAGGATCCTGACGCACTGCGCGGCCCCGCGCTGTCGGGCGTAGTGCTTGACGAATGCGCTTTTCAGCAGGAGTACACATGGCGCTCGGTGATTCGTCCTGCGCTGTCAGACCGTAGCGGATGGGCGCTTTTTACTACCACGCCCTCGCCGGAAGGCACGGCCGGCTGGTTTTACGAAATGATTTTGCTGCTTAAAAATGCCGATCTTGCCGATCCGGGGCTTGAACGGCTTGACCCGCAGCAATGGACGCTTTATGAGTATACATCATTGCAAGGCGGCAACATTCCGGCTGCCGAAATTGAAGAGGCCAAGCGAACGCTCGCTCCAGACGTGTTTGAACGCGAGTATGAAGCCAAGATTCTTTCCAATACGGGCCTTGTCGCATCGTGCTTTTCGATGCTTAACCTCGATTCGACCATTGAAGACGACGAGGATCTGCCATTGTACGTCGGAATTGACTTTAACAACGACCCTCTTACCGCCATTTGCGCAAATATCATCAGGCAAAACGGCAGAGCAGTTGAATTGCGCGTTTTCAATGAACTCAACCTTAAAGGCGCAACAACTTGGGACTTGGCAGAGGCCCTGGTTGACCTTTACGGTGAAAATCGCCGCATTGTTGCTTGCCCTGACCCTACTGGCAAGCGCAAGCAGACTTCCGGCGTGGGCGTCAGCGACCATCAGATTTTGCGGAAGGCCGGAATTACGGTTCACGCGCCAGAGTGTCCGTACAACACTGCTGACGGCATCCGAGCCGTAAACGCTGCGCTGCGCACTGCTGACGGGGAAGTCCATACTAAAATCAATCCTCGCTGCCGCGAGCTTATTAAGTCATTTCGCACCTTGGGTTACGCCGAAGGAACGCGAATGCCGAACAAAAAGCTTGGCGTTGATCATTCTTTCGACGCATTTAAGTACCTATGCCTGGGCAAGTTTAATCTAGCCAAGGGCGAGTCCGGTACAATCACGACTCACAGAATCTATTGATTTTCTATATTTTGTGATTTTCTGGAGATTTCAGCCGTCGCCCAGGACGGATTCCTCGGGTTCGACGCTGTAGCCTTCGCAGGAGAGGGAAAGCTGGAGGAGGCCTACAAATGAGTCCATAGCCTCTATTGGGCCATTGTTGTCGCAATGAATATTGGCGCAATTTGCCGTCATTTCGTTTGACTCTCTGCCTTCTAGCGGCAGGCGCTTGGCGGCGTCTACCCAGATTACATGGTTAAACAGTCCTGCGCCGCGGCAGGCTAAAAATTCGTCCATCCTTCTCATCCCAACATACATGTCAAAGCCGCGGCCAAGCATTGTTTTGGCGGTCCGAGCTTTGTCAGGCGTATTGTAGGCCGAAATTAAATCTGCCCATTCCTTTCGGCAGTTCACTCGATCAGCAAACATTGCTTCAAAAGAGGCGTAGCGCTTGCTGCCCCAGCCGGGCCAAATGCATTCTTTCCCCACGAAAACAGAAGAAGAGGCAAACTTGAGCCCCATTTTGCTGCAGATTTTTTCGGCAAGAGTATCTTTGCCATGCCGAGCGTGGCCAATAATCAGCAATTTAGGCCTGCCGCACTTTTTTAGCGTTTGCCTAGGATCCGTCACGGGCGCTTTCAAAATTGCATTGTAGCGCATTGCCGGCGGGGGGAGGGGTGGTATCATGGCCTCATGGAACGCCCCACGAGCTACACGATGGTCAAGCATGACGGCCAGCCAGGCTGGAAGCTGCCATACAGCTACAAGGCGCTGCCATCCTCGGGCCGAGTCGTCGCCATTGATCCCGCAGGGGTCACGCGGCTGGTTTCACGCAAATCTCTTACGCTGCATTGACATGGACGCTTACAGCTTTCAACCCCCGCCCCCGGTTACAACTGTTGAAGACCTGATGCGTTATTCTACTGAAAAACTTGCGGAGCTTGAGCGGGAGCTGCCGATTCAGGCCGCAATTAGGCCGGTGCTTGCGGAGGCGCTAAAAAGAAGGAGGCGGAATCAGGCGCTAGACGGCTACATAGAGCTGTCATCTTTAAGTTGCGCTGTTGCCGTTAATTTAGCGACGGCAGCGGCAGAGGCGCGGCATCAAGTGCTGGCGAGAATAATAGAGCGAGCGCGGTATGCCTGGGTAGCGCGAAATTATGATTTTTTGGCAGGAAATAACGATCCTGCTGTTTTGTGGGATTGAACCCCTGCCCCCCGTGCGCCGTGGAATAATTGGCGATTTTAGGCGAGACGTGGAGGGGGTATGGGCACCCGCTCCCGCGCACGCGAAACCCGCAACCCTGCCCCGGTGCTGGGCGCTGGGAGGCTGATCCAGCCTCCCAGCTAGGTCGCGTCAGTGGTTGCAAACTACGCTACCGCTCAACAAGTGAGCTTTCACGGCTGCAAGACTGCACCTAAAGGCTTTGGGTGCCGCGGTGGGCGCGGTCTTTAGTACGACGAACCATACGCTGCAGTGACCCACGATCAGCCAATCGCGCCATTTTGTGACGCCATATCCCTCTATGCGCTCGCCAGCAAATAGACGCATAGGAAGATCAAAACGGCTGCGCTGGATTCCGCCAGCGACCGCGCTAGCGCGAGCGGTAGGCGCGGCTGCGCCGTTAGTTGCAGTAGTGACCATGGGAAGGATTGAGAATTGAACAAACCCACAATAGGGCCAGCGTGGCATTCTGTCAAGCTGGCCCCTTGACATTTAGCAACTTAGGCGGCGGCGGCAGAATCCTTGCGTCTCATGGCCAGGCATTCTCTAACGTTACAGGCTAGGACCCCGTAGGCGCTGGCATCATGGCCCCACATAAAGCTGCCTTCATCATCGCAAGTGGTTACGTTCCATCCGTCCGACAATTCCCCAGCGCAGAATGCCTTATACGCTTTATAATCTTCAGCGTTATCATAATAATCAAAGCTAGATTCATCCCCATTAACAATCGCTGATAGCCAATGTTCGGGAATCTCTAGAACCTTAGCCTCCCATTTGCTGGCCGGATCAGCGTTAATCGCCTCTGCCTGCGCTTCCATGGTTAGGCTCCACAGGAACAACGCGCCATCACCTTCAGATGATCCAAGGCTGCAGCCGGAAGGAGCTTCCTGGTTCAGTGCGTCAAATAACCCGGAAACGATCTCGCCGCTGACCTCTTCAAGTCTGGGGGGAAGGTCTAAACAAATGGAGCCAGGTTTGCGACCGTGCGCAGCGATGGCGGCGGCAGGCTGCCATAAGTCGCGGTCGAGGATGATCCCTAGCCTGTCGGCTTCACTGATTAAGGCGGCGCATAAATGATCCGGCCGGAGCGTAGCCTCAGAGACGATGGGCGATTGCGCGATAGCGAGCAACATTTGGGAGGGGTCCATGATGATCAGGGTTGAGAAGATTGAGGAATCAGCGGAATCAGCGAGCGGACACTAACTTAGCCTCTCCAGATGGCAGCATTTTGTAGTGGGTCCGCCTAAAGCCGTGCTTAATCTGCAGGGCGTTATATATACGGCAGGCATTTTCGGACGATGGACCGTCGGAGGAAACGCTGGGCCTGAAGTAGCTAGAGATACGACACTGCTTGGCGTAGAGATCGCTAAACTGGCCACCATGATAGTGCACGGCAAACCAGTAGTGAGCTTCAACAATGTCCCAACGGTCAAAGTACATTAGAGAATTGAGCGATTGAACAATGGAACACTAGCACGGGTTACCACGCTAGGGGATTGAGCGCTTAACATTTATTCTCAATGGCCTGGCTGGGCTCACTTGCCAGAAAATGTGAAAGATCCTCAGTCATGGCACGTTCGGCCGGGATAAAATACCTAACGGTTGTGGCGTTACCGGCTGCATCCTTCCAAAAGTGACCGCAAGGTAACTTAGCCAATTCGAGATCATCGCAACTCAGCGACTCCGGGAGCTCAGTGAAGCAACTGTGGAAGCGGCCATGGTACCACCAACCGTAAACTTGATTATGCGCTTGAATAGTTCTACCTATGTGATGCCAGAGGAACCTGATAGTTTCCTTGCGTCTGTCTGCTAAACATTGAAACTGCGCAGACTCTAGGATGCCATGTTTGAACGTGGATTGCATTCTGTCCATTGTAAAATGGCGGTCTTTCGCCTGATTCCACTCGTGGGTTATGCGCCATGCAAGGGAATCCATTGCGGCTGTCTGCTTGGCAAGTTTGGCGGCCATAGCTTGAATGTGGTTGGCCCCCACACAATAGCGCAAGCGTGCCACGCTTGCGCTTGAATGCTTAACACTTGTTCATGGTTGGTTAGCACTGGCGTACTCTTCTAGCTTGGCGGACATATCAGAGAGCCGCCATGAGTAGATCCGCGGAGCGTTGCGATCGGACTGATGAAAAGCCCACCACCGTCCATAGGCGCCAGTGCTTTTTCTTATGCACCAAACACCGTTAGCGTAGCCAACGTACTCCCCCCGACGAAAGGAAGACTTTTCTATGTTGTGGAACATGGCATGAATGCAAGAGGATGAATGTAGCCTAGCGCTTGAATGCGCTAGGCCATGAATGAACAGACGCATCAAACTACAGCGCGAGCCATCGTACTGTAGCACTCGTTTATCTTTCTGCCGCGCAAGTCGGCAGCAGAATAAACGTATAATGCGCAGCCCCTGGGGTCGGTTTGATTGTAGACAGAAAGACCGTGCTTGGCAGCAATTTTCCTGGCCCGCTCCATTGCGGTCTCGCTTTTATCCTGAACGATAGGACCGGGAACAGTATAACTACCGTAACGGTCCTTTCCGTAGCGGCGAGGCGTTACATCGTCGCTGTCGTACTGAATGGCGCCGTTCCATTCATCCTCGGCCCATTTATGCAAGATTCTTTCGCACGCTTTAAGGGCGCTCCATTCTGCAGAGGCGAACGGATGGCGGGTTGCGGTTGCGGTTGGCATGGTTGGCGGTGGTGGTGAACACTTCCGAACAATAGCGGAAAGATGGTAGGAGCGTGAATGGGTGCTTGACAGTTTGTTACCATTCATAGTCCTGCCAGGTCTGGCCAGCGACAAAACGCAGCGTAAGAGCGGCCTTCTCGTGCTTATCATGGTATGTTGCCTCAAACCCGCCGGAAGCGACCAGCCCCCGATCCCTGACCGCAGCGTATAACAGGCGCTCGGCTTGGTCCCGCAATTCTGCGACAGTTGGCACGCGGAAACCATCCGCGCCACCATGAATGCTCCACTTCCAGTTTGTAGCGACCATCATTGCATGAATGCGCTCAAAGTCAAAACGTGCGAGACATTTTGAGATAGTCGCGCCAGTAAGATCGGCCATGGTTGCTCCGGGTTGAATGCCTCCACACAATAGCGGGTGAATGCCATGCTCGCCCCTGAATGCTTAACATTTAGTCGCACTCAGGGCAGTCTCAGATGAGACTCATTGCGGCGCAAGGGTTTTCAACAGATCTCGGCCTGAGTCTCAGCAGGCTGTCTCACTCCTGTCTCGCCTGAGACTGGCTGGGACTCGCCCGAGGCTGGCAGCGTCGCGGGGCTCTCGACCACGACCGACAACACCAGATCCTCTGCCGTCAGGCCGGCGGCCTCTCGCAGCTCACCAGCCACGTCCCCTGCACGCTCCAACCCTTTCAGCGCTGCTCCCCACTGGCCCGCCTGCATCGCCCCGTGAATGGCTCTCTGACGGGTCGCAGCGACCATGGCGCGGCGCAGCTCGGGAGGGGCGCTCTCAGCGGCTAGCAGCGCACGCTCGGCGCCCCTCTGCGCCCTGGCGATCAGCCTGGCCGGCAGGGCAGGGTGGCGGTCCTGCAGCTGCCATCGAACCTGAATCGGACTGAGGCCGTCCGAATACAAATTGAATGCCTCTTGAATAAGCGCATTAAGAGTAGGAGCTTCCTCTTCTTCGTCGCTTTTATCCCATTCAGCGGCCCAAACGTTATGCGCTCGCATTAAGCGCTCGCTATCAGGCCGGCAGTGGATGGGGGTCGGGTTTAATCCGTTGATAGCCAGGTCCACAAGGGCTCTCTATTTGTGCTCGCATCATATGTCGCGGCTTCGTGCTGCTAGCGCTTCGTGTTGCCGGCAGTGGAAAAGGGGGACATAGGCTGGCCTAATGGATGAATATTAGGCGGTTTGAGCTTGAATTGCCCTAAAAGCCCACTGGGGAGGCCGGCGGTCGGAAAGAAGTGATGATAAAAATGATGTATATATCTTTTTCCAGTCTCATGAGACTCATAATGAGATCGGTGCCCTCTCGATACCGTTTCCCCCCTGAAAACACCTATAGCAATCATGCGAGCAAAACGCGGCCGAGACCTGTTGCGGCACAAGGCTTTTAGGTAGTATGCAGCGCCAACAGGCCCAGTATCGTTTCGAGGGTTTTGCCTGAGAAGTCGGGTCTAGCAGGGCTTTTAGGGTCGTCAAAAAAAAACCGGCCCGATCACGCGAAACGAGGCGCAACCATAAGCCGGCTTTATCAGTCTCGCGGTGCGAGAGACGTGAGAATCCTGGGACTGGCGAGGCGCTGCCGCCGGTTACAGCCTTTGTCACTCCTGGGCGTTCAAGTATTCAGCGATTGCCCTGT